CCAGCTCGTACATGTGCGGCGTAGAGCTCCCCGACGGCGACCCCGATGTCGTCGAGTCGTCTCATCACCGCGGCCAGCGCCCCGAGGGAGGGTTCAGTATCCTCCATTGCCCAGGAGTTGCAACCTTCCTCGATAGAGATGCCGGCAGCTGCCGCGAGCCCGCCTTGGAACTCTTCGTATGTGAGGAAGCCCTTCGGGAACCCGCCGACGTTGACGGCCGGCAGGCCAACGAGGGTGACTCGCCCACTCGGGGTGAGCTCCCAGTGTCCGCTCACATCGCTAGCCTCGGCCGCGTAGACGCGGTCCTTGGAAGCTCCGGGGCGGATCATGCCCGAGAACCAGATGCCGTAGCGGTCCCGCCCAACTCGGACGTCAGCGATCGCCTGGTCCGTCTTGTCATAGTGCTGGGTGGCGAGGGCAGCTCCGATGCCGACGTCGCAGTGACTCGACCCTTCGCCGAGGCACACGACCCCAGTACGGAGGCCTCCGGCGAACGGTGCACGCCCGCGCATGAAGCCCTCGAGGTCACCATCAGGTGGGTTCACGCAACGGTCGGGGCGTCCACGTAGGCAGATACCCATTGGAGTGATGTGCCCGAAGTAGTGCCCGTCGTCCGTGACCGTCGGGGGGCAGCTCCATACGCCGCGATCCGGATCGTACAAGATCCGAGGGTCGATACCTGGGTCTCCGAACCTGGGGTCCTCAGCCATCCAGTTACATGCGCTCCAATCACCGGAGAGAGCGCTGGCAGCAATGGCGCCGGTCGGAGCAAGGTGCCCGGAAGCTGCGACCCCGAATCGTTCTCCATCTTCAACAATGATCGCGGCCGTATCAACGATCGCCAGGTGACGCACACGAGCACTGGTCGTAACGTAAAGAACATCGTCAGCGGAGAACCGGGCGACGACGACGCGGTTGCCGTCTTCGTCGGTCTCCATCTCAGGTGGATCGATGGACGCTTCCTGGACGGCTTCCACTTCGATGAGTTCCCGCTTGACGCGCACCTCGACGGTTTCACTGTCCATGCGAAGACTGACGCCGACCGCTCCTTGCTCGAGGATCTCCAGCACGCGCTGGACCAGCGCCTCAAACTCGGGGACGTCGCTATGCTCGACGTACCCGTCACCCCAGATAACACCATTCGACCGGCGCGTGATCTCCTCGATCGCACCAAGCACAGCACCCGAATGGTCGCCGTCCTCGAGATCACAGATAATCGGGGCGGGGAGTACCCCATCCCATACGAGGGCGTCATGTTCGACCATACGCCCGTCGCCAGTCGGCTCCCCTTCGACCGCGATCGGGCCAGAGACCCTGGTCCTGTTCTTCGTTGTGGCCTCGGCCATCAGACTTCCTCCTCTGTAGGTGCAGGTGGCACAGACTCGAGTTTCTCGAGTACTGAGTCCGAGAACTCAGCAGGCGCACGTGTCGCCGGCCAACTGCATAGAGTGCCGAAGCACCATTGCTGGAAACTCTGCTTGAGCGTTGTGACTGCTTCAACGTGATAATCGGTTCCGAATACTTCTGGGTAGCATTCGAGGATACGAGCAGTCAACCAGTCCTCGAGCCATGCCGTGGCAGGTCCAATGGCACTCACCAAGTCGAGACTCAGTTCTGCAAGCCGGTCTGGTCCGAGGAGGCTGGGCAGCCGGTTGTTGGATACGGACTCTGGGTCGAGCTCGAGGGCAGGCGTTGCCGGGATGCGGTTGAGACGTGTTCGGGCTGTCGCCCCGACCCTGCTGATCGCGGCCGCCTGCGCCATGTCGATCGCACCCCGCAGCGCAGCGCTGAGGTCCTCACCCTCAGCAGACAACTCTCCGGAGGCGCGTACCGGCTCGTTGCCCGCGACCTCTGATGGGTCGAGCTCGCGAGCCTCTCCTGGAGCGCCGCCCTTGCGGAGCAGTGTGATGCGGTCTAGGTCTTCCTGGGTGGCGGCCTCGTCCTCATCGACTCCTGCGACGCGGCGAACGAACTTGGCACGGACGAGACCGCGGTCGTAGAGGTCCTTGGCGTCCGCGACGCTGTGCCTGCGCGCAAGCAGGTCGGTCGCGTCGGGTGAGACCTCGATCTGCTTCTCTCCCTCGAGGATCATCTGCAGCGCCTTGGCGTAGACCCTTCCAACCAGACGGGCAATCGGCTCGATATGAGAGCGGTACGTGCTCTCCTCGACCTGGAACGCGACCGCGCGGTTGGCACTGTTCATGCCGAGGAGGATCTCGGGAGCGACCGGGAACCCGTACGCGAGGCGCTGGATGGCGAACTTCATCTTGCTCTCGAGTGACTCGGAGTATTCGAGGTCGGGTCGTGTCCACTGCACCCCTCGGGCGCCGTTGCTGAGAGCGCCGGTCATGAACTCGAATGGGGCGCGGAAGATGATTGGTGCCGCGCTGGCCCTGCGTGGGTCCTGGATCGGGGTATTGATGACTTGCTCGACGTCAGACGCGAAGTTGGCCCCCTGCCCGTTCGGGAGGGTATTGTGCAGATCCATCTCATTGGCGATGGTCAGGATCCCCATGTTCGCGATCCGGCTGCGGTTCTGACTGTACGCCAGGTCGCCGAGCTGTTCGATCTCCTCGAGCACGTCGAGGATCGACTTCATCGGCGGGTCCGGCTCGAGGGGTGCGGCTGGGTGTGGCCAGATCGCTCGGAGGTTTAGGCCCTCCTTCTTCTCGTTGACCGTTCGCAGGATGTCACGGCGGTTCTGGTCGATCACCGAGACAGTGAGCCACTTCTTGTCCTCCTCGCCCGGCAGCCCCGGTCCGGTCATGGAGTCCCACGCGTCGCCCAGCAACTCCTTGATCTTCTCGGGGCTGAGCGCGATGGTACTCTCCTCGTTGGAGACCTTCTCGATCATTGTCTTGGCCTCTTCGTCATCCAGACGCTTGCCGTCGATGTCGATATGCCAGCCAACGCGAGCGATCTGCTGGGCAACCCAGCCCATCACGAAGCGAACCTCGCCGTTCGCGCCCTGGTTGAGGCGAATGCCGGACGCTGCGGTCCCGTCTGGCGTACCGTAGAAGCGCCAAGCCTTGACCTGCCAGTTTAGGTCAAGCACCGATCTGCCAGCATTGAGGAGCACCGCGCCCTGGGTGTTGGGTGGCATATCAGGCCTCGCCCTTCATCGTCTGTTCGTGGTAGTCCTCGTCTTGTGAACCGATCCACCCAGTGACGTAGCGGGCGGCGCCGAACACGAGGAGCGGCATCGGGAGCCCGCCATCGACGGTCAGGTCCGCGATGAGCGTAATGAGGGCCGTGACCCAGGCGCCTGCGCACCACGGGCATTTCCCCCAGGCCTTCAGCCACTGGCGGAAGGTCGTATCGGGTGCGTCCTCTCCCCAGAGGCGTTCGCGAATCCGCTTGGTGATGACGTCGACAGCAAGGACTCGCCAGGTTGCAGCGGAGGCGAGACCTATCAGGAGGGCAGCCGCGAGGGCAGCGAGAAGGTTCACGACATCAGATCCTTAAGCTTGCCGAGCAACTCCCAGGTTCGCGGCTCGCCCTCATCACGGAGTAACTCGTTGAACTCCACGTTGATCGTGATGGGTGGGATCCTGAGAGTCTCGACTGTCTCCTCGACCCGTATGATTTCCGGTACGTCGTTCACGACGTCGTCTCCGTCAACCCGGCTGCTTCGATGAGGGCATTACGTCCCCCTCGGAGCGTCTTCGGCGTCTCGCAGCCGCAGCCCGCCTTCTGGAAGACGAGCTCGACTTCCTCCTCACCTTCGGCGAGGAACGTGGCCCGCATGAGGCGGCCCTTGAGGGCCGGTTCGGACGCGAGCTGGAGATCGATCGGGGCCGTTGGAGCCTCCACCCTGAAGAGCGCAAGTCGCCCGGGCGCGTAGTGGACCGCGCGGGCCTTGTACTCGTTACCGAGTACGCGGACTGTGCCGTACGCGTCGACCTTGGGACTGTGCCCTCGGTTTTGACGTCGACTCTCTCGTGAGGCGCGTTGCCGCCTGGTCCGTTGACTGGGCATGGTCCCGGATCATAGCACCTCGGAGGGCCTACCGGGAATGCCCGGCGGATCTCGCGTGCTTCTTGCGTCCCCTGTTGTTCCAGGGTGCAGTCATCCCCGGCCGTGTCTGGAGTGGGTTTTGACGTGTGCCGGACATGTGTGATGGCAGGTGAACTTCGATGTCTTCTGCGCCGTTTCTGGTCCAGAGGTACGTGCATGCCCAGACCAGTGCGTCTACCCGGTCCGGGGATCCACTTGGACCTGCCGTCTTCTTGTCGTCCGGCACCCAGCGCGACATCTGGTCCTCGAGCTGGGGAAGCTCCCCTACAATATGTCCGCGGAAGTCGTCGCGCTCCCACAGAATGCTGATCGGTTCCGCGCGGACATCCTTGCTGCCGCGCCCTCGAGCGCGAGCGGGGATGACCGTGATCCTGTCGAGGTGGTCGGCACCCTTGAGGACCGCACGGATAGCGTCGCCTCCGGAGTCATTCTCCGCAACGATTACGGCGTCGTGTTGGATCGCTGCTTTGACCGCGACAGCCGCCCAAGCCTCGGCGGAGGCCGCAGGCATTGACAGGTCCTCCAGGACGAGGAGGTGTCGCTTGGCCTGACCTCCTTCAAACTCGGGCGGCTTCAATGCGAGGGCAACCACCACAATACCCGTGATGCCGGTCGTGTTGCCGGGATCTACCCCGACGACCTTCTTTTGGATGATGTAGCCCTTGTTAAGTGCATCGTCGAGGCTGCGAATCCGGGACCGTTCGATCATCGCGACGTTCCAAAGCGCACCCGCGACGTCGGTGAGGACCTTGCCTAGCACTTCCTGGTCGTAGAGCCGTGTGCCGGCGTACATGGTCTCGAGCTCCTCGAGCCACAGCGGATCCGCGTGCGGGTTGTCGAACGCGGTCGCCGCCGAGATCGCGACCGTCGGATCCTTCTCCCAGGCCGAGATCTCGGGGAGCGGTCGGGGGGTCGTGGTGCAGATCCACTTGCTGCCGAGGCGGCGTCTCGACAGTCGGGCCTGGCGCTCTGCCTCGGGGAGCTGCGGGTTGGCTGCCGCCTCCTCGAACCAGTCGTAGTCGATGTTGCCGATGGCCCGGAGGCGGTCGACGTCTCGAGGGGTCGGTGTCCCGATGACGTAGCAGACCGATCCGTTCGGCCACTGCACCTGCGCGCCGCCCGGGTGGCTCGGCTTCCACTTCGCCTGGCTGTTGCTCGCCTCGAGGATGCCGGACGGTCCCTCGACGCAGGACGCGACCGCGTCGCCGAAGGACGGGGCGATGATCCTGGCGCGCTTCGGCTTGCCCGGTACGCTGCACTTGCGGTGCAGCCAGCGGGCGCCCGCGTAGCTCTTGCCGGCGTTGCGCCCGGCCATCATGACCCACCCCTTGACGTCCGAAGAGGGGTCGTCGTGTGTTGCAGGCGGGATTTGGTGCGGCCCGAGTGCGAGGCCGGCTGCCGGGACCGTGCGTTCGATTGTCTCTGCGAGGAGTGTGGTGAAGGCGCGCTCTTCTGCTTCTCTTAGTTGCTCTTGTGCCTGAGTACGAGGCCCTGCGAAGACTGGGGGTCGTGGAAGCGCTGTGTATTGCGCGGGTGCAGGGGGGGACGGAGGATCCCACCCGGCGGATTGCACGTTTTGGGCCGCGCTCTCCGCCGGGTGGGGGACCTCCAACAGCAGCTGCCCGAAGTCCACCGAGGGTT